GCCACGCAAGCGAGCACCCCGCTTCGCTCAGGGCAAAACACGCGGCCAGCACGCAAGCAAGGCGCACCATGCGGCCACCAAAATAGGCGCCAACGGCTGCAAGCCCGGCCAACGTCGCATTGGTGCCGACGTTCCATACGTCAGCCTGCGCGGCCAGCGGCGCCAGCCACCAGCCGAAGTGGCCGAGTCCGACTACGGCGAGCAGGCCGCAAGCCAGCCGGGCATCCTGCACGCGCGTCATCGCGGCACGCGGGGCCGTGGACCGGCAAGGAACGGCACAACCTCGCGCAGTGCCTCGGTCATCGTGCGATCACCACGCAGGCGCCAGCAGGCAAACGCCACGCCGAACACGGCGCCAGTCACGAGCATGGCAAAGGACAGGATAAGGTAGAGCATGGGAGCCTTTCAACTTAGTTACGCCAGCGTGTATGAAATAGAATTGGCCGTAACAGCCTTTATGCCAGACGCTGTAAACACATTTCCGGCAACAGTTGCGTACAGCTCAATAACTCCAGTAGTTTTGATTCTTGCAAAACCAACCGCATTGGCGCCGTTGTCTGTAATTCTCAGGAAAATATCTTTATCAACAGCGGGGCGAATAGCTACTGGCCCGCCAGTGAGTGTGAAAGCCGTACTGTTCGACGTGCCTGAGATTGATGGAATATCCAGCGTCACAGTATTGCCGACGACTGAATACTTTACGGTCCCCGTGGGGGATGTCGTCATGCCGGTCGCTGTCGCGGTGTAAGAGGTTTGCGAAACAACCCAGCTGGACATGCCCCAATATTCAGGCAGTTTTCCTATCAGGTTTTCGTTTGAAAACACGACAACGCCGGCTCGTTGAGCGTTGACGACCCCCGCTCCGGCGGCGGTAGTTCCGCGAACCATATTGCCCGCAATCAGACCGCTCTCGCCGTCGCCGTTTAGCTGTACCAACTTGCCAGCGTAGGAGTCAGATCCATGCGTGACATAGTTTCCGGTCACTGAAAAACCGCGCAAAGTTCCGGAGGAACCACCAAAAAGAATTCGATCTGCGGAAGAGTTGTCGCTTGCGCTAAAAACGCACCCTGAGATATTGATGCCGCCAATGTATTCAGAGGCACTATCCGGGCGAAAATTGAAGTCATGTGTGTCGCCGCCTTCGGTACGGCACCCTACAAAGGAAATCCCTCTACAAGTGCCGCCGATAAAAACCCCAACGCCAACGCATTGTTCCCAGTTGCATCCAGTGAAACTGAGATTGTCGACTGATGCTGTCGTTGGAATGACGACTGCGCCCGCAGATGAGCCAGTGGTAAACGTACACCCATCAAAAACGAACTGACCGCCTCCAGTGAAACCGGCAGTAAATCGAACGCTGGCGTCGGAAATCTGATACCCAACTACCTGTTTATATGAATGCGTGTAGCACCTAGCGCCTTCAATAGTGATGCCAGTCGTAACACCATACAACCTTACTTCTGTGATCAATACATCAGCTACATTCTTGAGGCGCAAACCGTTTGGCGCACCATTGTCGCTGCGGATTGTCAAGCGGCTAATGTGGATGTTCTCCACATTGTTTGCAGCCAGACAGTCGAAGTCTAGGATGTGCGCACCAGCAGACATACCCACACCATAGAGCAACGAGCCGAAGGTGTTGTCGCCCAGAATTGACAATGGTGCAGAGACTGTCAGCGGGGCCGATATCTTGTAATACGCTCCAGCATTGGCGGGCGGGATGAAAACAACCCCGCGCAATGCGACTGCGCGGTTGATTGCCGCCTGTATCGCGGCCGTGTCATCAGCTACCCCGTCACCCAACGCACCGAAGTCTCTCACGCTCACCACATCCCGCATCTTTGCCTGCGCCGTGCGTGCAACCGCCCCACTGCCGGCCTGCAAAAATCCAACCAGCGCAGATCCGCCCGGCGACGAAAGTTCAGTCTGAAACGAGTAGGTCGATGGGATGTAGACGACCAATCCGCCGCCCGCATTGTTGACAGTGATCGATACATCAACGTTCGTCCAGATTTGGGCGGGCATGCCGCCGCGCTGGATCGCGCCGCTGACGGTGCGAGCGGGCTGCGATACAGGTTGCGTCCCGGCCGCGTCGAAATAGACCTCGACCGGCGACGTTTCCGGGTTGGCGTTGGCCGTGCCGAAGTAGACGAAGCCGCCATCTAGGGGCGTGCCGTCGCGGTCAACGAATTGGGGGTAGACGGCTTGGATGGGGTACATGGTTTACTCCGAGTCAGCTTGTGTTGCCTGATAAGCCGCAAGGGCACGCTTCACAAGCGCCGCCTCCTCAGCCGAGCCGGCTTTGGTCTGCGCGAGTCGCATCAGCGCGCCGCGCATTGGCTTTGATTCCACCGCCCGCGCCAAACCGCCGATTGAAAGCGCAGTCACAGTGGCCGCACCAGCGCCGCCCATCAAGTCGGTGAGCAAAGCGCCGCCGACAAACGGGAGAGCCTGCACGCCAGTAGGCGGAGCCGCAGCCGCTTCGCTTGCGCGTTGCGTTGCGATCAAGACTCGCCGCAGCCCCTCAATGCGCTGCCGTTCGGGCGGAGAAAAGAACACCCCGACTTGATCTGACAAGCGTCCGAGTTCGTTGGAAAAGACCTTCGGACTCACGTTGTCAAGGCCGTCCTTCGCAGACTTCTGCAACGCTTCCTGAATGACCGCCATCTGTGCATGACGGCGACCATCTGGCGTCAAGTTGCGGAACAGAGTTTGCACGTCACTGGGGCGAGAACTGAACAACAAGGCCCGTACCGTCTCCGGCGTTTCGTTGCCAGAGTTCAGCGCCAGCGACAACCGCTTGTTGTCCGTCTCGCGCATCAAGCCGGACAAGGATGCGTTCGCCACCTTCCACTGACGTTCAGCCCGTGCGCCTCCGTACTGCGCAACGTGGTCCGTCATGTCCTCGCGCAGCGCACCGTAGATGCGGCCGGGGATCTTGTCGGCCAGCGAGCGAGGGGCGCCGAGGGTCGGGTCTTTCAACCGTTCGCCGAGCAGCTTCCGCACCTCGTCGAGTTGATTGATCGGCTGATTCTGGACAGACGCTTTGAAGTCCTGAAGCACGCGCAGCACGCCCGTATTCTCAGCAGCAGGGCCAAGCGCAGACACGTTGGCGATCTCGGTATCGATGGCCGCTAGGGCGCGCGACACGTCCACGGGCTGCGCACCCGATGCCTGCATCGCGCTTTGCTTCATGCCGGTGTAGCGGGTCAGCAGTTCGCCCCGACGCCGCAATAGGTCGGCGACAACCTTGTCATCGTACCGGGTGCCAACGTCAACGCCGTAGTCCTGCGCCAGCGTGCGCACGGCATCTTGCCTTGCCTGCTGCTGTGTCTGCCTCATCCCGCCAGTGCCGGCCAACGGGATACGCTCGCCGGTTGCCTGAAGGAAACGCCCGACGAACGTCTTAGGTGGCACCGCGTCGCTTGTCATCAGCGGAACGCCTGCTGTCTCTGCCTCGCGCACGATTGCCGGCACGGCTTGGCGTGGCGTCGTCGCACGCTGAGCCAGACCAGCAGCGCCAGCCCCGAGCACACCGCCACCCAACGCCGCAAGGGCTTGCACGCCTTCTCCGGCTCCGGCTTCCCTCGCCGTCTCCGCGCCAACGCCTGCCCCTGCCGCGCCAGCCAGTTGCTGGGCTGGCTGTGCGGCCATTGCCTGAGCGCCACGCTGCACGGCTCCGGTCGTTGCGCCAGCGATGCCACGGGAGGCGGCCACCGTGCCGCCGCCGCCAGCCATTGCCTCAGTTCCGGCCCCGACCACTCGCTCTAGCGCGTTTTCCGGGCTTGGCAGACCAAGCGTGTCGGCCAACTTGACCGCCAGGCTGCGCGCGGTCTTCGCCTTGTCTTCGTCGTTCGGAACAAACTGATTGATGAGCGCGCCGATAGGATCGGTCACCAGGCCAACCGTGGCCCCTGCCGCTTGGATGCCCGCCCGAGCCGTCAGGCCAACCTGCCGGCCAATCTCAGCCGGGATGGACCGCTCAGGCGTCGATGCGCGCGACTCCTCGGCGACCGCTTCCCGATACGCTGCGGCAACCGTCTCGAAATCGGGCGTGCCTTTCTTCGCCTTGTTGGCGACGATCCAGGCAGCGTATTGGTCGGCGGTTGCCACTATTGGCCCCCGCTCAGGATGGCGTCAGCTTGAGAGCGCACGTTGCTGCCTGCCGGTCGTCCAGCCGCTCGCGGCGCCGCTGGAGTGTCAATCGGACCCATCGGAACGCCGAGCCGAGTGCCGATGTTGTTCCGGGCCTTTTTAAGCAGCCGCTGGGCTTCGGTCAAATTCTCGCGGAACTGCTTTTCAGACTGGACGCGGGTCATGTTTTGCAAGGCTTGTTGCAGCTTGTCGCCTTCGACGTTGGACAGCTGGCCCAGGCCCTTGATGGCCGGGATTTGGGCCAGAAACGCCTGAGAGCCGAGGTTATCGATCAGCGCGACCGCATCCGCCGCCTCGTCACTCAGCAACACAGGCATGCGGCCTTGGATGGTCCCGAGAACGCCATTCAACGACGGGTTTTTGCGGATGCGCTCAACCGTGTTCAGCATGTTGTCCACTTGAGAGGCAGCATTCGCGGCTTCTGCTGCCTTCTCGCGCGCCTTGCCGTCAAGTGCTGAACGCGCCTCGGCAATCTTTAATTCCAAGTCGGCGCGGCGCAGGTCATTGCCCTCGCGCGCCATGCCGGCATTGATCGCTGCGATACGGTTGGCCTCGCGCTTGAACCCAATGTCGGCCTTCAGCGCCTCAATGTTCCAGCCCTTCTGTTCAAGATCCAGAAGCGTTTTTGACCCGGCGTATTTGGCCTCAACTTCGGCCGTGGTCGCCTTGGCTTCGGCTTCGCGCAGAGCCGGCCCGGACATGGCGACGCGTCGGCCTTCCTCTGCCGCCTTGCGCGCATCCTCGGCAGGCGTGAAGTAGGCCGCCAACGAATCTTTGCCGCCAGGCGCCGCCGCCACCATCGCCAACATGGCGTTGCGGGTCTGCGTCGGGTCCGCCTTCAGAGCTTCAACCATCTGCCGCGCCTGCTGAACTGCGCCGACCTGACCGGCTGCTTCCGTCGCCTGCGCCCGCTCCATGAGCTTCATTTCGGCCACGTCCAGCCGCTTGTTGTCAATGGCACTGGCGACTTGCAGGGCGTGCGAAATGGTCGCGCGGTTCTCGGCCTCCGACCGCTTGCTCGCCAGCAACTCGACCGATTCCTTCATCTTCGGATTCAGCGCCAGCACCCGGCCGAAGTCGTCGAGACTCGCGTTCGGGTTGCCCATCACGCCCATGATGAACTGCTGCGCCTCTTGCTGCGCCCGCGCGGCTTCTGCTGCCTGCGCGTCCTGCATCATCTTCGCCCGGATGGTCGCGCCGGGGCTGTCTGCTTGAAGCAAAATGTTGCCGGGCATCACCGGCTGCGCCGGCATGTAGTTGATCGGCTGCACCATGTCTTAGCCTCCAGCGCCGAAGTAGTAGTCCAAAGACCGCGACAGTGCGTCGATGTAGCCCGCGCGCTCTTGACCCCTGGCCAGCGCCCCGCCCGCTTGAGCCGCGCCGGACTGCTGCTGTAGGTTGGCGATCCCCGAAGCCCCGCCAGTGGCCGCGCCTTGTCCGCGCTGGGACATCTGGCCTAGTCGGTTCAGTTGCTGTTCGACCAGTTGATTCAGCACCTGGGGGCGGAAGTCCCGAAGCGCTGCCTGCACGTTGCCGCCACGAAGCCCGCCCGTCGCCGATGCGTTGCCAAGGATCGCGCCTTCGCCTTGCTTGACCATCTGCGAAAACTGCGGACTGTTCTCCAGCACCGCCAGCGCCCCGGCTTGCTTGTCCGGGCCGTTCAGCCCGAGAAGGTCCATTTCCGCGCTCGTGGACAACACCCCGGCGTCGATGTAGGGCTTGAGCATGGCCGCAATGGTCGATTGCCCTTCGCCTGCCGCGCGCATCTGGATCTGTGAGGCGTCCTGCGCCGCGTTGCCTTGCAGTCGGCCACCAATGATGTTCCCGGCGAGACTGGTCCCGGCGCGCATCAGGGCTTGCTGCGCCAGCGAGCTACCGCCAACACTTCCGACCGTGCCCGCGGTGCCGCCTGCGACAGTCGGAGCCACCGCCGATGGCACCGTGCTGACCAGCGCCCCACTGCTGCCAATGCCGCCGACAGCGCCCGCGCCGCCTTGCATGGCTCCCAGCGTACCGACGCCGCCACCCGCGGCCAGGCCGGCGCCACTGACGCCTCCGACCGCGGCAGCACTGCCGCCCGCGATGCTCGGAGCTACGTAGGTCGGGACCGTGCTCGCAATGGGTGCAATCGCACCAGAGCCGGCCGGGATCGTGCCCAGTGTCCCAACGCCGCCGCCGGCAGCCGGAAACATGTTGCTTAGTCCGTAACCAGCAGCCAAGGTGCCGCCCACAACTAGGCCGCCCTTCTCCACAAAGTCTTGGAACTTGTCCATGCCCGAAGTCTGCCGGGTGGCCCACGGGTCACCTTCGAGCACGTACTCGCCAGTCGCGGGGTCCAGACGCACGATCCCATCGAAGGTGTCGTACTTGTGCATGCCCGGCTGCTGAATGCCGCCAACCCGCAACACGCTGCGGTCGCCCGGTGTTACGGGGTCCGCCCATGCGTACTTGCCGCCCCAGCCTTCGGGAAGCATGGGACGAAACGCCTCCGCTTGGCCGCCCATGAACGGCTGCCCACCGTCGCCGTACTCAAGGTACGACTGCGCGGGGGTGTAGTCCACGCGAAATCGCCGGATAGCCGCGTAGGGATCGGTTGCCATGTCTGGGCCTCGCTTTGTTGATCGATTCTAGCTATGGCCGGTCACTCGTAATAGCCTTGGATTGTCGAAGTCGTCCAGATCACCTGCGAAGCCGTGGCCGTGCCAACCAGGAACTTCGCCACCGTAGCCACCCACTCGCCCGGCGCCACGACAACGGGCGTGTCGAAGTTGATGACGATGGCATCAGCCGCCGCGCCGATGGTCGCGCCAACGATCCACGACTGGAGGCCCAGCGGGACGCGCCGGTAGGCTTTTGCGGTGCCCGTGGCAAACGATGCCGATTCGCCTTGCGCCAAGCTCGGGATCGTGCCGCCTGTAGCCCCGTAGGCCAGCGACCATTGCAGGATGGTCGCTGTCGTCGCCACAGCAGCCCCGAGGTTCACCGCGTCAATGCGCACCCCGGTAATGTAGAGGTTTCGCGCCGTCTGGTTGATGCCGCCCGTGGGCACCTGAAACGCCGTGATGAGGCCATCGGCTCCTGCGGTGTTTGCGATGATGCCGGCCTGCCCACCCAGGCCCGTGGCAATCGCCGCAGTCTGCGAGATCGCTCCGCCCGTGATAACCGTTGCCGCCGCAGCGTTCGGCAGGGCAGCGGTCGTGCCCATCGTGCCGCCGTTCTGGCCCTGGGCTGCGTTCATGCCCATGCCGGCCATCTGGTGCGCCCACGGCTTGGCCGTTTGCAAGTCCAACAGGGAAACGGTGATGTCAGACACGCGCATGGTGTTCGTGTTCGACACCGCGCCCGTGTTGTATTTCATCATGAACGCGGGGAGCGCCGCCTGCAAGAACGGTTGCCCGTTGCCTGCCGGGACGAGCTGCGCCGCCAGCAGGTCGTCGTCCATCCAATACTCGACGGTGCCCTCGCCGACCACAATGGCGAACTTGTAGAACGTGCCGACGTTCAGTTGCGCCATCGTCCGCAGAACAGCGGTCTGCGTGGTGACACCGTTGTATCGCACCTCGCCAATCAGGCCCGCGACAGTGAGCCGCAAGAACACGCCATCGGTCGGCTCAGTCACAGCTGCGGAGGGCAGGCCAAGGCCGCACAGCCAAACCTCGTTGGCGACCAGCGCGGCCGTGAACATGCCGAAGGTGAACTCGGCAGACACCGGGGCCGTCCCGATCAGCGGGAAAACTTGCCGGGTGCGCAGGAACGCGCCGTGCGTGTTCGTCGTGCCCTGAACCGTCGAGAAGTTGACAGAGCCGGCGCCAGGCTGGGCAGCGGTCAACGTGGCAAACGTGTAGACCCAGTTGGACGTGTTCTGGTTGGTAGCGTTGAACGAGTCGGTAAACAGCACGGTGTCGATGCCAACCCGCAGCCGGTAGTCCTGCGTGGTCTCGGGGCTGCGCCGCTGCCGGGTGCCGGTGAACGTGCCGTCGTCGTTCTCGCTGAAAAACGCGACACCGCCAAACTCGGTAGGGTCGGACGGAGTGTTTACTTTTGCGTTGTCGTTGGCGTCGCCCTGAAGTTCACCAGGAGCGGAGCCAAAACCAATCTTTGCGCCAGCCATGTCATGCCCCAATGCAAGAAACGTCGTACACGCCGCGCGCTTCCGGCTGGCTGTAGAGCGTGAGGGTGAACCCGACCCCGGCCACGCGATCCGAGATCACGGGCTGGAAGTCGAGGAGGTACATCTCGTCAGGGTCTGTCCCGGTCGGCGTCATCACGTCGGCCACAATGCGCGTCGTGGGTGTCACCCAGGTTAGGCCGGTCACGACAATCTGCGCCTTGTCGGTGAAGCTGGCCCCGAAGTCCACGGGAACGGTCACAGCGTTTCCGCCGCCGCCAGCGCCAATGGTGACCACGGTCTCAGTCGGCGAGTCGGTCACCGTGACGCCAGCGCCAACAAAGTTCAGCGCCGGCCGCTGCGCAAGCGGAACGCCCTCGTCTTCGATGACGTGGCCCGGGATAAGCGCCGCCACGATAGCTTCCAAGGCGTCAATATCATCCTGCAAAGCCGCAATCTCGCCCGGGATCGTGCCCGCCACGTCCTCGCCGAGGTTCTCCAGGTACTTGATGGCCTCGTGGTTCTGCGAAGCGACAACCGCCAGCAGGTTCCGAGGGATGCGCCGGGTCAACACGTCCATGTCAGGCCCCCGGTCGCGTGCGCATGGGTTCAACGCGCATGCTCAGCTTGGCAACCGACATCAGGGTGTCGCTGCGCCAGCGAAAGCGCTGAATGCGCCAGTTCCGGATCGTGCCTTGCGTCCGCCATCCGATACGCTTGGTCCGCTCGCCGATCTTGCCAGCAGGAATGTACTTTTCCACGCTGAAAGTCACGCCATCAAGGCTATAGCTCGTCCAAACGACCGGATCAAGCCCCACCGCGACGCGCCCAGGGAGCGCCACGAGTTCCAGTTCATGCACGATGGCGTCATCCCCGTCACCGTAGACGATCATCGTCCCGAACTCGTGCGCAACGTCCGACCCGTAGTGCCGCGCGGTCGTGGTTGCGATGCTTGCGAGCTTCTCGGTCGTCGGGTCGCCTGCATACCAGACGCCATCGGACAGGACAAAGCCGCGCGCACGGTAGCGGGTCGGAGTCGGGGCAGCGCTTGAGTCCAGGGTGTACCAAACCGCCGTCCTGAACTCGCGAGTCGCGCCCGCGTCGAAGACCAGCGTTTGCGTCGGAAGGTGGACGTACAGCCATTCATGCCCACGGTCGAAGCGGCCTTCTAGCACGATGTCGGCAAGCTCCGCGTCACTCAGCCCCTGCAACAAGGTGTCGATCTCGCGCGTGCTTACCCGCACCGACGACCCGTTCGCCATCATGTAGACGCCGACCGTTTCGTTTCGGCCACTGCCAACAAAGGCGATGGCGCCGTCACCAAACGCGCAGGCCGCATTGGTTCCAACGGTGCCACGCTGCACCATCGCCGACTCAATGCGCCGAAGCACAAAGCCCGTGCCGCCCACGTTGTCGAAGACCTCGGACGTGTTCCGGTTGATCGCGTAGACCTCGCCGTTCAGCTTCAGCAGCCGAAGGATCGGGTCTGGGTCAATCTCGCTGCTGCCGTACTTCAGCGGATCGATCTGGGTCGGGTCGAGTAGCTCAGTCTGGACGATGAACTCGCCGTCAGTCGTGAAGAAGTAGCCGTCAGCCCACAGCACACAAAGAGCAACGCCTAGATCCGGGTCGGTGACTTGGATAAGCGTCCCACCCAGCAGGTAGTACAGCCGCCCGCCACTGGTCATTGCCAGCCGGTCAAAGCTGTAGTCGAAGGTGCAGAAACCACCCGGGCCGACATCGCCGAGAACGTCAAAGCCACCGGAGGCGTAGACCTTCACCAACGACGTGCCCATGACCCGGTAATGCACACCCTGCCACAGGATGCCGCCTCGGTCTGCGCCTGGCCCCGTCAGGTGTTCAACCAGCCCGTCGCCCGGCCGCAAGTAGCCGTCGCTGATGCCGGAGGCTTTGGAGACCGGGACGAGGTTACGCGGATACCGAGTGCGGATGTCCGCCGACTGGTCCGTGTAGATGCCGGACAGGATCGGGACATCCACCGCGCTACCTCACACGCCGCCAGTGCCGCACGTCACGTAGACGGTCGCCGTGCCCGTTGCCGTGCGAGCGGTGACAAAGAAATTGCCGACTTCTGGGTTGGCCTTGGAAAACACCTCGGTTGCGTTCGGGGCAAGCGCCATGTCTGAAGTCGTGGCCGCTTGCGCCGTTCCATAGGACAGCCTGACGTGCGTTGCGACAGTGCCAATGTTCACAATGCGCACCGACAATGACTCGCGGTCGCCTTGATCGGTAAACGTCGCCGTCGCGCTCGTGGTCGTGGCGGAAATGGTGGCGGTGCCACCGGCCCGGCCGCTGAAAGGTCGTGTCGTCATGTCAGCCCACCCTGTCCCAGTTGCTGGACACGCCATCAAAGCGCAGCCAGAAAGTTCCGTTTGCCGCGGCCATCGTGGTCGGGGCGCCGTTGATCGTCCCGCCGTTCACGGTCAGGGCGGTGATGATCTGCGTGGAAAACACCCTGATGTATTGCTTGTCAACCGGGCCCGATGGCAGCGTGATCGTGAGCGTCGCCAGCGTCCCGGACGGGGACAGCCGCAGGAACACGTTCCCACCGGCAGCAGGGGGCGAAATCGTCACGGTCGCGCCGGTTGCCGGGCTGGCGTACTGCGTTGAATCCGCGGTGCTCGTCAGTTGCCCCTGAAGGAACGTCACCAGCGTAGACAGCGCAGCCCGCGCGTCATCGCCAAGCGAAGCGCTTCCGATGGCGATCTGGTCCGCAGGAGATAGCGTCGTGACTGCGATGAACTGATTGATTGCGCCGGCCATGTCATCCCCTAACGATCAGATTGCCATTTGGCCCAACAACCCACGGGCCTTCTGTGGCGCCAGGGAAATAGGGGTTTTGTGGGTAGCCAAAGCGCCACGGCGTATTGCCAGCGCCAAGCGGCAGCGAGTCGGGCAGTTGCTGCCGGCCGGGCATTGCAGCGGCCACGCAAAGCGATTTGTACGCGTTGTTGGCCTCGCCGATGGTGGCGGGCGACAGTTGCTTGCCCTTGCCTGCCGCGATGGCGACCGCGAGGTTCAGGATCACGGCGAGAACCGCATTCAGCGGGATGCCGCTCGCCACGTTCAGGTCGGTAGGCGGGGACAGGCTGATGTTGTAGCCCAGCTCGATGCCGTCATCAGCCCAGCGAGCCATCATCATGTCCATGCGCCCGCAGGCCCACAGCAGTTCCTCCGGGTCGAGATCCCAGACCCAGCCGGCGATTGCCAACTCGGCGTATGCGCCGCGGACTAGATCGCCCTTGGTGTACACAGTCAGGCCTTAGCCAGCCACTCGGCCAGCTTCTCGGCGCGCTTCGCAGCACCCCAGCGGGCATCATCCTTGAACCCCGCGGCGACGGCTTCAGCCAGGCCAGCGAGTTCCGCGGGCTCTGCCGCCTTGGGCTCCGCGGCGGCATGTTCTGCCTCTTCAAGCGCGCGTTCTTGCATCGCTTCCACCGCGTCCGCAATCGAACGGCGCCAGCCGTCACGCTTGAGAGCGATGTATTCCTCGTGAGTCACAAGGCGCGAATCCCAAGTCACCGACGAATCGATGCCGTCTTTGACGGACCCCGGGCAGCGGTAGACGTAGGCTCGATCCATTCGTTTGCTCCTTGCTCAACGCACCAGTCGATGCGCTGGGAAAGAAGCCGGGCAAGCAGCGAAGCTGCCCGGCAAAGTGGCCCGAAGGCCACGCGGAGGAGATCAGGCCTGGTTGAACAGTTGGATGCCGCACATTTCCGGGTTCAAGACGCCAACACCGAATGGGCAATCGAAGCGGTACTTGACGTTCAGGTTGTCAATCGACCCCTGCTTCGTCATGATGACTTCCATGCCGCTGTCGGTGCTGCCACGCATAACTTCCATGCCAACACCAGTCGGGACGGCGTAGGTGCTCGGCAGAAGCTCGATGCAGTCCTGCTTCCAGAACGGGTTCGCCGAAGCCGCCGTGGTGTTCAAGAACGTCAGCGCGGCGCCGTTGGCAGGAGTCGCGGTGCAGTTCTTGTACTGAATTTCGGCTTGGGTCGGGCTGGAGTCGGCCGAAATAATCGGGGGCGAGAACTGAATCACGCCGGAGCCGCCCGCACCAGAGACGATGCCGGTGATTCGGAAGGTCTTCGGCTGGCCGGTGTCCTGCTTGGTGATCATGTGGACACTGTTGACGCCCGCGATGGTGAAAGCGTCTCCGACTTTCACCGTGCCCGAAGTCACCGCAATGGTGATCGTCATGAAGCGGTTGTCAACGTTCGCCGTTTCGCCAGTTAACGCCGTGCTCGTCGCACGAGGCACATATCGACGATTTGCCGCCGTGGCATCGTTGATGGTCACACCGACACCCAGCGCGGAGGTCAACCGGAAGCCGTAGTTCAGCTTCAGCACCTCGAACCCGGCAACATCGCCGTTCACCATCGCACGCTCGTAAGCGTTCGTCGGCTTCTGGTTGATGGTCTGCCGGCCTGCAAGGTTTGACGCCATGCCGTTGTAGTCGCGCGATTGGTAGGCGACGCGTCGATTCTCCATGTCCACGCCCAGCTCGTTCATGATCGAGTCGAGCTGTGCCACGTCATCAAAGCCAGTCGCGGCCACGGTGCGCCGGCTCACAAGCGTGCCGAAGATCGCAACCGCGTTCAGCACGGCCAAGTTGACATCGGAGCCGAGACGTTGGCGCGCCGCGTCCGAAAGCCGGCCCTGTTGCAGCATGTCGCGGAGTTCAACCGCGTTCAGACTGAACGGAACGGACTTTTTGAAGCCTGCGGCGTTGACGGGGACCGAAAGCTGCGTTTTGGTGTTGAAGTTCGCCGACTGGTCGATGCCATCGTAGGAAGGCAAGACATAGGGCATCGGCCGCCAGATGGTGTCATTGGTTCGCTCCATCGTGGTCTGATCGAAGCGCGTCACCGTGACGGCTTTTGCCAAAACCTCGTTGTCGC